GTAAAACAAGCAGCGGTTAAAAATTAGGGGTGTGCGAGGTAAAAACCAAGCACATCAAAAATGATACGAAATATTTTCTGAACAAGTTCAAGTAAAATTAGAAACTAACCCCTCTCTTACGAGATGTTTCTACAAACTAAAGAAACCAGTAAAACAAGCAGCGGTTAAAAATTAAACTGGCACATCACTTCAAATCAATATCCAGAAGTGTTTTGAGTAAATAATGTTCTAACTTCAGAACTTGACCCAATTTATAACTAAGAGTGGAAAAATAATCCTGTAATTCATCAAAATGATTATAATCCAGATTATAAGTGTGGCAAAAATCAACCAAGGTGTTTTCAGTGGGTTCTAATATAACTTCCACATTACAAATTTCTTTGTATGGTAAAGGTATTTTACACACCCCACTCACAAACTCAGTCGACCTCAAAAATAAATTGTTTACTTCGCGAAGGAAATAAACATGGCTCCACTCATAAATACGTGCTATAGAAACATCACGCAACCAAGCGTTGACGTTTTGGCCCAAATCAAACTTCACACAATTGTTCTTGGCCAGGCACCTCCCAATTAATGGTGTGTGGACATAATACTCACTATCCCCACAACCAAACCTCCAAATACGACCAGAATAAAACCTCCCAGCACATGCATGAGCATGATATATGGCTTCAGGTTTCAAACCAAGCCTATTAACTAGGCTGATGGCGTTCACTATCATGTCGTGGCATCTCTTATTGTAATAAATACAACAATCGTCGCCACCAATGAAAGCAAACCAATCTGTGTTCTTAGCTCCCGCACGTTTCATTGCGGCCAATATCATTATGCTAAAAACCACAGTATTGCCCATGGTAGTATTTGCGGTACCAGATTCTCTGCAAAAAGGCATGTCTATGACTAGTTTTCCATTCTTCGTGGACCCAGAGGTCCTTTCCCTGAATAATAGGAAAGCTATGTCTTTTGAAGACAAGCCTAAACCCGCATAGAAACTGGCTTCAACCTGTAGAAATGGACCACGCATGGTTGTTTCACACATCGACAGGTCCAATTCACAACACAGAATGTCATCATAGGTCATCTCCCTATGCACCAAGGCATTTTTGAATTTTTGTCCCAAAGACATGACTGAATTGCCGGGACCTAATATAAAATTAGTCCTAACACCATTCATGATTTTGGTTAGCCTCTTTTTAGCCCACCACATAAGTGGTCCGTTGCGAGCTAAATTTTCTTCATGTTTCGGGAAGAAAAGTCTGGGTTTGAGCTTTTTCAAATTCAAAACACCTACTTCCCACTTAACACATAAAGTGGTCGAATGTGTTATCTTGTCCAAATACATTGCTTCTCGACCATCAATCATTCTGCGTTGTTTCACCAAGTCGTGTCTCTTATTCCAAACATTAAAAGTGTTTAAAGGCATTTTATATGGCAAGAGACGAACCAAACTTTTCACAGTAGATTTTATCTCTAAGTCCATATCCAACCATAACTCAGCGTCAATCAAAGGCAACTTACGTGCAAATCTATTACGCCAGGCTATATAAGCATTGCTCGCACAAGTAGTGTAAGCAAAAGGTTGGTACCCTTTAACACAACCAAATATGTAAACACCTTTGGTTCGCTCATGTGCTTCTGTACAATCGCATTCCGCATCATATTTGTAACAGATGTCTTTAGGAGTATAGCCATATTGACCACAATTGCCCAAGAAAGTATTTTTCTTGGTGCAAATTGCGACCTCAGACTCTCGAATATCCTCAAGATCCACATGCAAACCATCAGTGTAAACACAAATGTTTGGAATAAAAGACGGCCCACCCGTACCTCCATTGCCATAGAAAGCTCTCATGGCCTTTAGAAT